CCCGGTTTTTCTCCTGTTCAGGCAGAGGAGGCTCCAAGCCCTAACACAGCTTCAGCCCCCACTGGTTTTACTCCTGACACCCCCAGCTTGCAAGAGACCACTACCTCTGAAGTAGATAAAACAGAGGAGACTTCTCCTACGTTTATGGAACGCTTAGAGGAGCGTAGACAGGGGCGCATCCAAGAAGTCAGCCAAACGCTGTATGACCTGTTGCAGGATGAGCGGGCACCGTGGGAGGGTGGTCTTAGCCCCGAAAATGCTGCAATTCAGTTAATAGGGAAGGGCTTAGCTGGACCCGCAATAGACGTAGTAGGGGAAGTTACCTCCACTGTCCTAGGAAAAGCGTGGGAAGCCTCTAAATACTTGGCGGCAATAATTCCTCCTGTTTGGCGTGATGACATCAAAGAGGCGGTTACGGGCGCTTATAACTATGTGATGGAATCTCCCGCAGCTACAGAGGCTCTCGTGTATGCCTCAAACGGGCTGGAGTCTTACCAAGGCTGGAAAGAACGAAACCCGCAGGACGCCAAGACACTGGAGTCAGTAGTTAACATATCTGCCTTCTGGACCCCGGCTAAACAGCGGACCCCAGTAGCTGATCTTATTGAGCGCAGCGCCCATAAAAGCCGTAGGCCCTTTGTATCTGACTTGGTTTCAGCCCCTGACACCTTCAAGAATAGAAGCGAACAAGTTACTCGCACGACACAGACTTTATTTGGCACGAAAAAAGTAATACCAACTGTGCGTGAAGAAGAGATCATAGACGAAGTAGCTAAGCTGGGGGTGTCCTCCACTAAGTCATACCAGTTAAACTACAACGTCATAAAAGAGGCTAACCTGAAAGCCGCTAAGGCTCTTGAGGATTCGCTGGAAAGAAGCGGAGCAACCATCAACGTGCAAGATGTGGTAACAAGGCTAGATCAGGCTGTTACTGACCTGACACAGACGAGTACGTTTCTTACGGGGGATGCCGCCTTAGTCGCTGATAGGGCAAAAGCAAAGGCGTTAGAGATATTTTCTAACACCAACGGGACCGCAGCAGACCTGCTCCGCGCTAGGCGCTCTTTCGACAGGTGGGTAGCGGAACAGAAAGGCGGTGGAGTCTTTGACCCTGTGCGTACAAATGCTCTTACGGAGACTATTCGGACTGTCCGCAACGAGCTTAATGACATCGTTGCTGATGTTGTTCCCGAAGTAGCTGTAAAGGACAGCCTCCGAAGGCAGTCTTTACTATACTCAGCAATGGACAACGTGCAGTATAAAGCAGCCTTTGAGAATGCTACTTTGTTTGGAAGAGCGTTGCAGAATATGCACAGGGCTACTGGGCTGAGTCTCCCTAAAACGCCCCTGTACTTGGCTGGAACTTTTGCTTCCGGGGTAGGGCTGCTTTCTCAAGGGTGGTTCCCGTACATGGCACTGCCTATGATGGCGGTCCCCGCAGCATATGCAACTTTCAAGGGGGTGACATCGCCTGCTTTGCGTGTACAAACAGCAAAACTCATTAGGGCAATGAGCGGAGCTATCGACTCCACAGCTAATCCCGCAATGCGTACTCAACTACGCACGGATAGAGCCGCTCTCATGGAACTGTTGAAAATGCTCCCAGAGGACAAAGAAAGCTCAGTGGATGAGCAAACCCCCGCAGATGATAGACTCCCTCAGATGCTTGAGAACTTGGAAAGGAGTAAGCAATAAAAAGCCCCGCTAGGTGGAGGAGGTCCTAGCGAGGCTCAAGCGTACTACTGAGCTATTCTACTCGTTCTTGGATGGCTCAGTAGGCTCCCTACCGTGGTTCTCATGATAGCCGTAGAGCTTCTCTGCTTCCTTCCTGGCGGCTATAGCTTCTTCTTTGGTGTCGAAGAGGCCAAGGTATTCCAGCCTCTTGTCCCCCTGAGTAGTTCCTATGTGCGCTTGCCACTTCTTGGCGTTTTTATGCCAAGTGACGCCCGTAACTCCAGACGTATTCCTTTTGCTTCTAGGCAAATTTCGGCAGTTTCCCGCAAAAGTAACTTCGCGTAGGTTACACCAGCGGTCATCAGCTTTGTCCCCGTTGATGTGGTCTACAATGTTAGGCCACCTACCCTCCGTTAGAGCAAAAGCAAGCCTGGAAGCCTTCAGCAAGTGGTAACGCCCTGAGTAGGTTACCCCTATGGCAATATAGCCTGTTTTCTTGTTATGATGCCCCACTGATTCAGTACGGCCCTGCCTAGCCACCTTCCACTTGAACTTACCTGTCTCCGGGTCATAAGCGATCTGCTCCCGCAGCCACTCTATCGGCGGTGGCTCTTTCTTGCGGAGGTGCTGATGCTCGCAATGTGCTACTGCACTGTCTTCAGTTTCGCTAAATAACATCTTTCTCAACCTCCTTTATCATAGCCTCCAAGTACCATAGCTTCTTCTTCAGGTCTTGTACGCCATTCTTATAACGCCAGCGGTGTCCATACTTGATTACGTTACCTTCGCAATAGGCTATAAAGCCTTCTTTGCCTAACTGCTGACGAATGTACTCGATGCACTCTACCTTGCCGTTGTTATAGTGGGCAGGGTTGTTTACTTCGTCAGCTTCAAACACACACGCGTGACCTACTTCTATGCAGTAGTGCTGTAAGCAGTCTTTACACTGGACAATGTCAAAACGATCCATATTTGCTCCTAAGATATTCAAGACTCACCGGCATCTCGTCAAAGCTGCCCTCTGTGACATCGTTGAGCATCCACACACCTCTCCAGCTATTGTTGCCTTGTTTGCCAAGGTAGTCTTCATCGTGCTGATAGAAGATACCAGCGAAGATGGCTGTCATGCTCTTACCATCAGCGCGACAGGCATAGGCGATGTCTCTGTCCTGTACGTGTCCCATAACGCAGCTCATGTGCTTCTTAGTCAACAGTGCCCTGGCGGACGTAATAGGCCTAAGCATAGGACCACTGGCGAAGTAGTGGCTGAATACGACACCTTCGATCACTACAGGCTCAAGGAAGTCATAGACTTCAAAGCCCCACTGCTCCAGCGCGAAGTCATCGTAGCTGATAAGACCCTCTAGCATCGCGTCAGACTCTACAGCCCTGTTGATTCTGTTCTCATGATTGCCAAGGGTGAACACTAAGCGAGGCTTCCATATCTTTTCTTTGTTGCGCCTGAGTCTCTCCTGCTCCTCCAGTATCGGAGCCATGAACATCGCCATAGCCTCCTTACCGGCATCTATGTCTTTGACGTACCTGCGGCCTTCAAAGGACTTCTTACCTTTGTCGTAACTGCTGAGGCTAGGCATGTCGAAGTGGTCGCCTATATGCACTATCACATCAGGCTTCTTTTCTACAGCGTACCTGCCAGCCCACAGCAGGTGATCTGTAGGCACGTCAGGCTTTACTTGTGTGTCTGGTATGACTAAGATTCTCATGCGCCCCACCTCCTCGGTAGTGTCTCAGGCTCGTACCACGTGAAGCTGTGCTTGTCAGCCCACTCGCCCATTGTCAGCTTTGTGCCATCTTGACGCTTACGCGCCCCAGGCATTGGTGTACTAGCTCGTTGGAACACAAATACAATCTCCTGCTGTGGCCCTAAACCGCTTCTGACGTCTATGTACTTCCGTGCTTCTCCTCTGTCCCTGAAGCGGCCTTTGGCTTCGATGTATATCCGCTTTGTTCCTTCTGCGGCTACGAAGTCTGGTTCGTACCTCTTGACTTGTGTGTACTCGATAGTCCCTAAGTGATGCTCCAGCTTCTTCAGCTGCTTCTGGTGCAAGTCGTACTCGAACCAGCTGTCGTAGCCTTTAGGGGGCTTGGTAGAACGCTTCTTCACGCCCTTGGGTCTGGGTTGTTTAAGCCTCAACTGCTTCTCCATTCTCAGTGTACCCAGCAGCTCTCATGGCTTGCCTGGCTGCTGCGTAGTGTGAGTCATATGCGCCCTCAAGCCCGAAGGCTGCTCTGTGTTCGCGCATCAACATCGCCAGTGCCCATACAGGCATCAGCACGTAGCACTCGTGGGCGGTTCCCACATCTGTCCCTCGTGTCTCCTCAGCCATAACAGCCTCCCGTTCTCAATTACCCTGTCTGCGTTGTTGTCGTACATCTCTACACACTTGGCGTACATGGCTACTTCGTCACTACAGTCAATCAACGCCTTACGGGCCTTCAGAGGCCCTATGCCCTTAATGCCTATGATGTTGTCTACAGCGTCCCCTGTCAATATCTGGCAGTAGAAGTTGAACAAGCCCTCTTGAGTCCCTATGCAATAGCGGGTGTTCTTGACAAAGTTGTAATGCCACCCAGGCACCTGATCGAAGTCTTTGTCTATGGAGCAGATTACCGCTGAAGCTCCCAGCTCTGTAGCCATTATAGCTATCTTGTCATCAGCTTCTTCACCATCTGACAAGTGGCTGGTATGGTGCTCAAGGAGGTGGTCGCGGATGTCGTCAAGGTAGGGCGGCTTCTCCTTCCTGTTGCCCTTGTACGGGGCAGTGACGGCAATGTCTTTTCTGAAGTTGTTGCTGCCAGTGAGGTACACGCAGTAGTGCTTGATCTTGGGGTCTGCGTTGGCAACGATGTGCTTTACGTGCTGGTCTGCTATACGCATGAGGTCATCAAAGTCTTCAGCCTCACGAGAGAAAGCAGCCCTGTAGGTAATGATGTCTCCGTCAATCAGCAGCATCGTCATCACCCTCAGTGAGGAGGTACAGCATCAGCTCCTCCAGTGCCACCCCCAGCCACACAGCAGCTGAGAGTGCCCACAGCAGCAGCGAATACGTCCCAGTAGAGTAAAAAGCTACTAAGGCGCAAAGGGCCGATAGTGTCAAACTCACCATGAAGTGTTTACTCATTTGTCCTCCGGTATCAGGGCGTCTTCAAGCGCATTCCTTGCATCCTCCAGCAATTCCACTACGGCTGCTTTGGGGACGTGGACTTCTGTATCCAGATCAGCCAGCATACTTTCCAGCCTTTCGATAATGTCAGTCATGGTGGCTCCTGTGTAGTAAAGGCCGGTCTGTTCCCGGCTGTCATCTCGTCCTACGAGCTACTACGGCACCACCCCTGATGTTTACAGCAAGTCGTCATCGTCACCAGAGTCATCAGCACCGCCATAGACTACAAGGTCAGTGATGACAATCTTCTGAAGTGACGGGGAGCGATCAGGAGCGCCCACTGGCTTCTTCTTAGGCACGTAGTAGGTCAGGCGCACATTAGCCCTGCTGCCGTTGCCTACAGAGCCTGGGTCGGAAATCAAGTCACCGCTCTGATCCAGTGGAACCATAGGGCGCATACTCTTGCAGACAATGAAGTTACCCTTCTCTGGGCGGTCATCGCGTGTACGCGCCTTCAGCCCCAGAGACTCCAGCAGGCTCAGATGCTCTGGAGTCAGGTTAACAAGGTCTACCTGATACTTACCAGACAGGTTGTTGGTAGTATTGAAATAGCACCATGCCAGTTCTACGTCTTTAAGCACTACTGAGTTTTCATTAGCCATCTTTGTTACCTCTTTTGTGGTTGGTGTCGTTAGTGAACAATGGTAATAATATAGTGTTGCGGTGGTGTTGTCAAGTGTTTTAATGCGTTTCAGCCCATGATTTACCTATTTGATATTCACCGCTCAAGGGGCAGCGGCACCCTAATGCTACTCCAGCGTCCCTGATGGCCTCTACAGCGTACTTACCCACTGTCTCAGCCACTTCAGGGGCACATTCGATCTGCCACTCATCGTGGACGTTCAAGACAAACAAGGCTTCTATGCCTTCTTTGCGCAGGCGCTTGTACAGCATAATCAAGGCCTTCTTCATTACTATTGCACCAGCGCCCTGAAGCAGGGTGTTCAGAGCAGAGTGCTGACTGCGCACACGTATCATGCGCCCATCAAGCCCCGGCAGCTTACCAGCCATTGACAGGCGCTGTACCTTGTCAATCAGCTTACGCAGCTTAGGCATGTTAGCCATAAAGCGGTCAATCATGGCTGCTCCTTCCTTGAAGCCACCGTTGACGATCTGGCCTATCTTGCCCGGACCAGCTCCGTACAGCAGAGCGTAGATGAACGTCTTAGCCTGATCCCTAGTGTCCAGACCAGCAGCTACCTTGTTGCGCGTGTGGACATCAGTGCCCTTGTCCTTGTCGCCTGAGACTACTGAGGCAGTGAAGTCATCATCTCGCATGTAGTGAGCCAGCATACACAGCTCCAGCGCACTGGCGTCAGCGCCTACAAGTACCTTACCATAAGCAGGCACAAACAGCTCCCTGCACTCCTTGCCCATGTAAGAACCGCTAGCAGGAATTTGGGCACAGTTGGGCGATGCGTGTGTCATGCGGCCTGTGACAGCGCCTATGGTATTCACGCGCCCGTGTATGCGCCCTGAAGGCTTACAAGCAATGATCCACTGGTTAAGCAGCCCGTCACGCTTTTGCAGCGTCAGGTACTCGACTACCAGCTTAGCCTCTGGTATGTCAATGGTGTCCAGTACAGTCTCTGACAGCTTGTAACGGCCTGTCTCAGTCCTGTCAGTCAGCTGGTTACCTACGCCAAGCTCAAACAGGCGCTCTACTACCTGCTGCCTGCTACCGACATTGAAGACCTCCTGATATACCTTCAGAGGCTTGTGTGTGTTCACGCTATACAGCTCAATAGTACGGGGCGGAAACAGCTCCTGAAACTTCTGTTCTATCTCAGCCATACGCGCCTGGACGCGCTCTCGCAGCGCCAGAGCCTTGACCAGATCAAAGCCTACGCCATTGTCCTCCTGCTCCCTGATGATAATGGCGGTACTGTGTTCTATGTTGACGCACTGCTCAGAGAAGCCTTCTTCAGCCAGCTCACGCTCCAGTGTCTTATGTAGCTTCTCCAGCAGCTCTATGTCCCTGATGCAATACTCAATCATCTCAGCCGACAGCCCAGCATCGTAGTCCCGGAAGGTTCCCTTCTTGAAGCCTAAGCGCTCGCCCCAGGCATCAAGGCTGTGGCCGTTGTCAATGCTAGGGTTCAGGAGCCTTGACAGCAACAGCGTATCTACCATCTTGGCTGGGGGGATGGTTATGCCCCACAGGCGCTTGGCTATGACGGCATCGAAGCCTACAAGGTTATGGGCTATGACTTTATCGGCCTTCTGCACCAACGGTGCCAGCTCAGCCGCCTCAGTCACTATGCGCCTGTTCTGTCCGTCTTCGCTGACGCCACAGCACCAGATGGTGTCGTGGGCCATGTTGGTTTCAAAGTCAATGTAGAGGTTCATTCGTCATCCTCGTCATCAAACAGTTTCTCTTCGTCAGGCATTACAGGGCCACGTAAGTCTTCCCGCTCAATGACTTCAAAACTGCCCTTGATGTATTGAAAGCACCCATCGCACATATCAAGGTACTCGCCAGATTCCGCTGACTTGCGTGTTGCCTCAAAGTCAGTAAGTATGCAATCACAGGCTACGCAGCGCATAAGCTACTCCTTAGTTCTTCTTGTAATTCATACACTCAGGCACCCGCACTGAGTATTCTACCACTACTTTTTGCTCTTTAGCTCTCTGTTTTACTTCCTTGGTCAACGCCCTGCTGCAAGTGTCCCCCTTAGCGCAGAAGTCGTAGTAGGGACAATAGGGCAGGTTAGTTGCAAAGTCTTTCATTGATTCTCCTAATGGTCTAATAAAATTCTGAAGGCTTCGGATAGTTCCCTAACAGCTTCTGCATCTTCCCGTTAGGCAGATTAATGTGGGGAAACCGGGATTATCGGGACAAACGCAGCGCCGCCCGGTATTTCAACAACTGATCCACCACTGAGCGCGGCCTGTTCTTTGGCATTGTCAGGGACAGCAAAGCGATGACAGCAGCAGCAAGCGGAAAGAAAAAACGGCAGACAAAGCACAGTGGCTAACTTAATCATACATATTACCTCACAGCTCGTCCAGGCTCTCAATGAGCCTACCAGTGTACTTGTTATAGACAAGGTGCGTTGCTACCCCTGTCTCCCCTGTCATTCTATTCTTAAGCACCCGCAAAGTCAAGGTGTTTCTGGTACGCTCATCCTCTGCCTGGGTGTCACGCTCGACCCCTATGACCACGTCTGACAGCTGGGCAATAGAGCCTGATCCCCTGAGCAGATTAAGGCTTACGTGCCCTCCATTCTCCAGTGGCTTACCGTCTGGTCTGGTCAAGTGTGATACAAACTGAAGGGCGCAGTTGGACTTCTGCACCACTTCAGAGCGCAGGCGCGTCATT